TTCTCAACGAAGCATTTTTAGAAAGATTTCCTGTAACCTTTGAACAAACTTATCCTGCTCCTGCAGTTGAGCAAAAGATCTTAGAGGGTATTTCTTTAGATCTCGGTCTTGAGGATCGTGATTTTTGCAAAAGACTTTGCGATTGGGGCGATATTATTCGCAAAACCTTCTATGATGGTGGTATTGAAGAAATTATCAGCACCCGCCGTCTCGTTCATATTATTCGTGCCTATAGCATCTTTGGTGATAAGGCAAAAGCAATTCAGGTTTGCATCAATCGTTTTGATGATGAAACCAAACAGGCATTTATGGAATTATATGATAAGGTAGATGCTAATTTTGTAATGCCTATCACTACAGAGAGCCTTGACGCAACCCCATCTACCTGATATAATACGGGAAAGTAACCCTGCTTTCCCTCCCTCCCTTTATTTTAAAAAATTATGACTGAAAATTTTGAATCAAATTATGAAAGTTCTATTCCAAAAAACCCTCCTGCAGTAACATTTGGTGCTGCTTCTGTTAGTACTGGAAACAATCTTGTTGGTGGTATTGGTGCTGCTATTACCGGAAGTCATCTTCTTGGTGGTATGGGAGAAGATCATATTTCCTTTAATTATAATAACTACTGGGAAGATGATGGTTTTAGTATGACTGGAAATCCATATGCATCGCCAGATGTTCTTTCTTTAAATTCCCACACTGTTCCCACTTCTTATGAGGTAAAACCACCAATAAACTCAGATCACTTCTGGAAGTTTAGTGAAGGAAAGACACTCAAAGTAGTAGAAGACTATATTAAAGGAACATATAATGGTCACTATGCCTCTGATAAGTCAAAGGTTCAAGTTCTGGATATGATTGATGCGATTGATGATGGAGTTCCTTTCTGTCGTGATAATCTCATTAAGTATTCTTCTCGTTTTGGTAAGAAGGATGGAATGTCAAAACTTGATGCCCTGAAGATTATACACTACGGTGTTCTTCTGTATCATTTTGCCGGATTTAATAATGAAACTAAAAAATCAAACTATGAAACTTTCTAACGAAACCCTGACTGTCCTTAAGAACTTTGCCGGAATTAATCAATCAATTCTTGTAAAGAAGGGGAACAAACTTCGCACAATTTCAATCGCCAAGAACATTCTTGCCGAAGCAACTATAAGTGAAGTTTTTCCTTGTGAATTTGCAATTTATGATCTAAATCAATTCCTAAATGGATTGGGTCTCCATCAGGATCCGGATCTTGATTTTACTGAAAATTCTTATATCACTATTCGTGAAGGAAAAAGAAGAGTAAAGTATTTTTATGCTGATCCAAATGTAATTGTTTCTCCTCCAGAAAAGGAAATTAAACTTCCATCAGAAGATGTTTGTTTTCAATTAGAATCTGGTTCTTTGGAAAAATTAGTAAAGGCAGCAGCAGTATATCAATTACCTGATATTGCGGCAATTGGTGATGCCGGAGTTATTCGCTTGGTTGTTCGTGATAAGAAAAACGATACTTCAAATGAATATTCAATTGTAGTTGGAGAAACTGATGAGCAATTTACCTTCAATTTCAAAGTTGAGAACATCAGTAAGATTATTTCAGGTTCTTATGATGTGGTGGTTTCTTCTAAATTTCTTTCACAATTCACGAATATAAAGTATAATCTTTGTTATTGGATTGCTCTTGAACCAGACTCTACTTTCGAATAATGGAATTTCTTCTTTATCTAACTCCTCTCGGTAAGGAGATCATTAATTCTGTGATGTTAGCAAATTATAATATCAGAGAAAATGCTCCTATTTGTCGTAATAGAGAAATCATTGGATTTATAAAATCTAAAGATTTCGTAATTTGCACGAATAATATTAAAAATAATATTAGTCCAGTAAGTTATTATGTAAATGAGACCGTGTATCATGAAGCAACTCATGTCGCACAATACTGTAAAGGATCCAAATTAAACATTTTAACACATTTGGATAAAAATAAAGAAGATAATGTAGCAAGATCCCTAAAAGCTTCTAATTCATCATCCTCATACGAAACAGAAGCATATTACTTGGAAGATAAACCAGAAAAAGTTTTACATTACCTCAAAAAATTCTGTTTCTAAATGAACATCTTCGTCACATCTCCATTTCCTGCCGAAAGTGCCACTTGTCTTCCAGACAAATTAACAGTCAAAATGCCCGTAGAGACCTGCCAAATGCTCTCTATAGTGGCATCAGAGAAATGGGGGCACGGATACGGAACTCTTCCCAAGACCGATGGAACCCCCTATAAGACCGATAAGGGTGCCTTCCGTAATCACCCTTGTACTCAATGGGCAGCAAAAACCATTGATAATGCCTACTGGTTAATCAAATGGGGAATGAACTTGTGTGATGAATATACTTTACGATATAATAAAATACATTCGTGCTACAATACCTTATTACAAGCATACTATTTGTTTCCAAAAGGTAAGATTGGCGAAGTGACTCCATTTGCTCGTGCTATGCCCGAAGAATGGAAATATAACGACAGTATTGATACCTTTACTGCTTATAAAATGTATGTTGCATCTAAACCTTGGGTGAAGGATAACTACCTTCGCCTACCTAACAGAAAACCTTCGTGGATCTAAATTATGAATAATGATTTCTTGTGGGTAGAACGATATGCCCCAAAGAAAATTGAAGATTGTATTCTTCCTGAAGGTATTAAAAAAACATTTCAGGATTTTGTAAATCAAGGACAAATACCAAATCTGTTACTTGCCGGACCTCCTGGGGTTGGTAAGACAACAGTAGCAAAAGCACTTTGTAATGAATTAGGAGTTGATTTTTATGTCATTAATGGATCTGATGAGGGAAGATTTCTCGACACAGTACGGAACCAGGCAAAGAACTTTGCTTCGACCGTTTCACTTCAAGCAACTGGCAAACACAAAGTTATCATCATTGACGAGTGCGATAACACAGGGAACGATGTACAACTCCTCTTACGGGCGAATATTGAGGCATTTTATGGTAACTGCCGATTTATCTTCACCTGTAACTACAAAAACAAAATTATTGAACCTCTTCACTCCCGATGTGCCGTTGTCGAGTTTGGTATTAAGTCCAAAGACCGACCAAAAATTGCATCAAAGTTCTTTGAAAGGCTCAAAAAGATCCTGGATCAAGAAAAAGTTGAAGCAGATGATAAGGTTCTCGTTCAACTGATAAATAAGCACTTTCCTGATTGGAGGAGAGTTTTGAACGAATGCCAAAGATATTCTGTATCTGGTAAAATAGACTCCGCAATTCTTGCCACCTTCTCTGATATAAAAGTAAATGATCTCATTAAACACCTCAAAGAAAAGAACTTTCCGGAAGTTCGTAAATGGATTGTGGCAAACCTTGATAATGATGCCAGTAGTATTCTTCGTATGGTGTATGATGCTTTATATGAACATCTGGATGGTCCCAGTATTGCTTCTTGCGTTCTTATTGTGGCGAAATACCAATATCAATCGGCGTTTGTAGTGGACCAAGAGATTAACTTACTTGCTGCTCTTACCGAAATTATGATTGAGAGTAACTTTAAATAAGTCTAAAAGAATATAGACAGTTCTCAAACTGGTCTATGGTGTGACTTGTTTTACCTTTTTTGGTATATAATAAATATGTATTCAGGAACACCAGTCTTGAATATTTGAATTACAACAAACCTTATTATGAACATTGATTTTTCTCGCATCAATCTTGAAGAATTCTTTGGTTGCGTTGAAGCAACCAATACTTCTCAAATGAAGTCTAATGCCTTTAAAACTTTTCGTACATATTTGCAAGAAAAGTCTTTTGCAAAATGGAGCGATGGGCAATTTGATTATGTTGGTGACTATGAAGATGGTAAGGATTTTATAGATTATTCCGGTATTCCTTATGAAATGAAAGGATCATTGGGTCTTTTTAATAAAAATGGAAGTTGTAAAAGAGTTGTTCTAATTAATAAGCGCCCAGGAAAAAAGAAAATTAACGAACTTAAAAATGAAGATATTCAAAAAACTTTTGAATATATGTTACTTGTCGATACTAAAACTATGTCTATAGCATATACTGATTGGGACACTGTTTATTCTCGCACAGAATGTGATGGTGCCGGAGCTACTTTTAAACTTGAAAAAGGTGACTATACAGTTTTGGCATCTAATGTTTCCCCTATTAAAAAAGAAATTGATGCCAGTCAACTTTTAAATATGATTGAAGGTATTCTGTAATGACATCACTTAAAACGCCATTACGTTACCCTGGGGGCAAAAGTAGGGCGGTCACAAAGATGGATCCATACTTTCCAGATCTTCGTGAGTATGAAGAGTTTCGGGAACCATTTCTTGGTGGTGGATCTGTGGCAATTCATATTACCAAAAAATATCCAGACTTAACTATTTGGGTAAATGATCTATACGAACCTTTGGTAAATTTCTGGCAACAACTTCAAATGTTTGGAACAGATTTGAAGAATTCTCTGGCAGATTTAAAATCAAGTCATAATGATCCAGTATCGGCAAAGACATTATTTCTTTCAAGTAAAGTTAAAGTTGGTGATATTTCTGTAAACAATTTTGATCGTGCCGTTGCATTTTATATTGTAAATAAGTGCTCTTTTAGTGGTCTTACCGAAAGTTCCTCATTCTCGCCGCAGGCATCTAATTCCAATTTCAGTATGCGTGGTATTGAGAAACTACCGGATTATTCACAACTTATTTCAAAATGGCGTATCAGCAATTTTTCTTATGATTATATGATGGACGGAAACAGAAATGTTTTTATGTATCTTGATCCTCCTTATGACATTAAGGATAATCTCTATGGCAACAAAGGATCAATGCACAAAGGATTTGATCACGATAAGTTTGCTGTTGATTGCGATAATAACGATATGGATCAGTTAGTAAGTTATAATTCAGATCAACTGGTAAAGGATCGCTTTAAGGACTGGACTGCTGCAGAGTTTGATTTGACATATACGATGCGTTCCGTAGGAGAATATATGAGAGATCAAAAACAACGAAAAGAACTTCTGCTTTTTAATTATAATAAGGATCCAAAAATTCAATTTAGTTTTGATGGTTGTTATAATTATGATAGATTGAAAAAAGAGGGTCTAATTGATGACTGAACTCAAAGATTGGTTGAACTCAATAAATAAGACGAAAAAGAATTTAATTGATAATGATCCTTCACTTGAAAAAGAATATTCTCCTTATGTGATCAATCATTGTCTTTCTGGAGATGTTGACTCTTTGATGTTCTCAAATGAGATGAATATATATCCTAATCTTGATAAAAAGTTACAATACGATTTTTATATAAATACTCTGAGAGTGAAAAGTAGATTTTCTACCTGGCTCCGCAAAGATGTTATTAAAGATCTTGAATATGTCAAACGGTATTATCAATATAATAACGAAAAGGCACAACAGGCTTTAAAAATATTAACAAGCGAACAACTTAATTTTATAAAATCTAAATTTGAGACTGGAGGAACAAAATGAGTGCTGTTCAAGAACCTATTGTTAATTGGTCATCAGGAATGATGATTGAGGTTATATTAAATGAACCAGATGACTTTTTGAAAGTTCGTGAAACTTTGACACGTATTGGAGTTGCCTCGCGTAAAGAAAAGAAGATATACCAGTCCTGCCATATTCTTCATAAGCAGGGTAAGTATTATATTGTTCATTTTAAAGAACTCTTTGCATTAGATGGGAAACATGCAAATCTAACTGTCAATGATGTTCAAAGGCGTAATCGTATTGTTCAACTTCTTGCCGATTGGGGTTTGATTGGAATTGTTGATGCAACTAAAGTTCAGGATATTGCCCCTCTTAATCAAATTAAAGTTCTTGCTCATAAAGAAAAAGAAGATTGGATTTTAGAAGCAAAATACAATATTGGATCTAAAAAGAAAAAGGTAGAGGAAACTGAATAATGTCTTCTGGAAGTTTTGAATTTAGGTATAATCATACTAACAAAAATGCTGCTTGGCATACAAATCCAGATGCCAAGTTTATTTTGCCTGAAGAAGATGTAAATATTAGATGTGATGATCCATATTTAAATGAAACTCAATTTTTAGAAATGGTAAGGAGATTTTTTATTGCTTGTGGATATACTGAAAAGCAATGGAAAGATGCTCTTAAGACGCATATTACAGAAGCAGAGAAAACCGAATAATAAAGTAGGGAGTTCCACACTCCCTTTTTTTATGCTTTCTGTTATAATTAGTATTGTGAATGCCGTAAGGGTTCGCACAATCAAATCTCGCTTTTTAAGGAGCAAAAATGACTAATCTTTCTAGGTATGCATCTGCTGATCTTCCTGCCTTAATGGATAGGATTACTCGTAATAGTATTGGAATGGACGAATATTTTGATCGTCTATTTAACCTTCACGAAACAACATCAAATTACCCTCCATATAATCTAGTTCAAATCAGTAGTGTAGAGTCAAGGTTAGAACTCGCACTTGCCGGATTTGCTAAAAAAGAAGTTCTTGTTTATACACAGGATGGAAAACTTTTTATTGAAGGGCAAAAAGAAGATAAAGAAACTGACACAAATTATTTACATAAAGGTTTGGCACAAAGAAGTTTTACTAGAACTTGGACTCTTGCTGATGATACAGAAGTCACTTCTGTAAATTTTGAAGACGGACTACTTACAGTAATTTTGGGAAGAATCGTTCCAGAATCACATAAGAGAAAAGATTATCTATAAATAACAATGAGCTAAACTATCGTTGCTGCAGGGAGGTAACTGGTAAAATCCAGTTGCACCTCCCTTTTTTTTATGCTATAATTTACTGAGGTATGGGAGTATTATGTCCGTAAAAATTGCTTTATTGAAATCTGGAGAATCTGTAATTGCAGACATTAAGGAATTGATATCAGATGATAAAGTTTGTGGGTATTTATTTAAAAATCCACATAAAATGAAAGTTAATAATTCAGTTTTTCTTACAGAAGAATCAACAGAGATTGATGATGGTATGGTCAGTATCACATTTTCTTCTTGGATTCTTTTCACAAGTGATAATGAAATACCTGTACGTCCAGATTGGATTGTAACTATTGTTGAACCAGTTAAATCTATTACCCAATTATACGAGGAAAAAGTAAATGGAACGAAATGTGAAGTGCCTTCTACTGAAGGTTGATACTGTATTAATTACAGAAATTATTGAGGTTGGATCT